TTTAACTGAATTAAAGGCAGATCGTAGGCCATTGATAATTGGCTGGATAACCTTCATTACCGGCTGAAGCTTGTCACCTAAATTAGAAGTAAAGTCCTGAATTGCTGGAATAACATTCTTAACAATGATTTCCACCATTGGAGTGATGGCATCGAGGATAAACGCGCCAACTGTTTCCTTACCTTCATCGAAGGCAATGGTTAGGCGGTTTAACTTGCCTTGGAATGTGTCTGCCTGAGTAGATGCCTGATTCTCAAAAGTAGATGCAAGCTGGGCTGTTATCTGATCCATGCTCATGGTCTTCAGCTGAGCGGATGTGAGTCCAATGCCTAACTTAGATAACGCAGCTGTATTGCCTTCGGCTGCCTTGGCCATTGCGTTGGTTACTGCCTCGAGTGACTTGCCTGAACCGGCTGCGACATCGATGGCCACAGTCTGAAGCTTCTGAGCCTTTTCAAGGTCTCCAGTTGCCCGAGACAACCTTTCCAACGATGGCCTTAAATCGTCATCGGTGACACCAAAGGCTAGGGAAGTCTTGGTTATGTAATCCTCTGTAGCGGCTATCTGAGCATCTGTAGCACCAGTTACATTTTTAAGAGTAAGGGCTAACTTCTCCTGGGCTGCTGCATCAGCAATGGCAGACTTAACACCATCGATGGCTAACTTGCCTGCATAGGCTACGGCTGCTGCTCCGGCAGCTGCAAAGGCTAGACCGGCTTTCTTGCCAAAGTCTGAAACCTTATCCCCAAATGAAAGAACATCGTTATCTGCTTTATTGAGGTTCTTAGTGAAGTTATCAACATCAGCAAGAAGCTTGAGCGTTAACGCTCTTGTACCTGTTGCCATTAGCCCCACTCCTTCAGAATCTTATCGAATGATTCAGTCCATCTAGCCACGATCTGCGGTTGAATCTTGCGAAGCGTTGGATAGATAAACCAGCCCTTAGAGCCTCGACCTTCACGGCCTGACCAGACAGGGAACTGCTTAAACTTATTGGATCCGAATTCTGAACCGCCCCAGATTGTCTTAGTGGTCGCGCCACCTGAGAATTTCTGAGAAGCAAATCCATAAGTAATCTCACCGATACGGCTAGATTTCTTAACACGGGAACCCTGAGCGATTCGGCCTGCTACCTTATTGCTTGCAAGAGAGTTAGCCTTCTGGATAACTTCATCTCGAGCGAATTCAGCCAGAGCGCCTGATTGGCGCTTGGCCTCATCGTTGGCTTCCTCACCCATATTCTTTAGAGCCTTGAATACCTGGCGCAACTCCGTCTGGTCAAGTGCTACTAGTTCACTTGCCATTACGCTGCTCCAATACTTCTATAGCTGTGAGAATATCCTCGGCAGTTTGCCAATGATCCATTGGAATCTGTGTGGCTATTGCCAGTTCAACTAAGAGTCGGCTTACGCTTCCTCTTGAATGACTTTTGGGTTTCCTTCACCTACTTCAACATCGTCTACAGATTCCATCCATACATCGAGTGTCTTAGTCGGCTTACCGCCTGCTTCACGCTTCATGGCGCTGTGCGCTACATAAAGAATGTCCCACATTCCGCCAAACTGAGAAATGACCTTCTTAGTTGCCATTTCCCAGCGGGCGTAATCTGGCGGGCGAACCATGTAACTGGTTTCAGTTCCGTCTATATATTTAATTGTTATTTGCTGTTGCATTTATTTGCTCCCGTTTCTACTGTTTAGGAGAAAGTCTCTACGACTGTCCCCTTTGATACCTTGAATGTAAAGTCTACAGTCTGAGCATCAGTTCCGGCTCCGCCTGCTGTTGGAAATTCAGGCATAATTGGGAACACGAACTGTGCGCCTGTAGCTGCTGTGAGTGTAACGCTAATGTCTGTGTCTGGCGCTGTCTCTGCTGCTGTCCATAGAGCTTCGCATACTGAGTTTGCCTTACCCCAGTCTGCGAGCATTGAAAGTGCAAATGTACCCTCGATATTAGTGGTTTTGTAGGCCTCACCATCAAGTGTCTGAAATGTCTCTCGAAGGTTGGTCTTAGTTAGGACTGCTGAAGTTGCCTGAGCCTCGATATCTGTTCCACCTGTGAAAGATAGAGAAATATCGCGACCTGTGATTACTGTGGTTGCCATTATTTATCCTTAGTTAGTTTGTGTGTAGTAGGTAGAAACTCTGATATCTGCCACCAATACATTGGAAGGCCCGACCTGAGTTACTGTTGGTTTTTCAACCGCTCCGACTGTGTACCCTACTGGGATCACCTTCAGAACACTTATGACAAGCTGCTCGAGGTTATCGAGCGAAGCCGGGTTGCTGTTATATGCAACGGCTACTGAGATTACAAGATTGACTTTAATGTGAAGCGTTGACTTGTTAATAGTCTCTAACTCGAGGTAAGGAGAGTCTGGGACTGTAACCACGAATGGCACCATAGGAGCCTCGGGAACATAGGCGTAGACATTGCCTGCGACATTAGCAAAGGCATTAGCTAAAGGCTGGCGTACTGTGTCGAGAATTGTAGACATTACTGCACCATTGAATCGGTGTCGATGTATGCCCCTAAGAGTCCTGATACGCGGTTAAAGAGACTGCGCCCTAGGCGGTAAGGGCTGACATTAGTAAAGTCGATTCCCTCGATCTGTCCACCAGGAGCGATACGAGATTGGAATACTTCAACTGATACTGCTAGGACTGCTGACTCGACTGCGCTGACTCCGACATAAGTAGCTGCGCCTGAAAGGGTAGCCTTGCCTGAAGGAATCACATTACGGCCATCGATGTCTGCGTTAGTAATTGATACTGTAAAAAATCCGTTAAAGTCACGATAAACGCCATCTACGAATACTCGAGAATTAGAGTTCATAACATAAGTATCGATGTCGTAATTGCTTGATTCTAAGATCGTAAAGGTTCCGTTGAATGGGGTTCCGCAGCCTGTAATGACTACGCTCTGACCCTCTGAAAAATTGTTCTCGCCTAGGACTGTGTAGTAAGCAATATTATCCTGGAGTTCAACACGGGATATTGGTGATGCGTAAGTGACGAGCATAGGCAAAATTACGGCCTCAGCTGTATCTATCACATCGGTTAGATATGCGTCACTATAAAGGGATACAGAGACGCCAAGGATTGACCTTAGCTCTGCTACGGTGACTATCGATGCCATCTCTGTATCCTCTCTGTTAAACGACTGGGGGAGCCACCGGGAGCAGCAGCCCCCCCATGATTAGTTTTTGACTACGCAACCATGAAACGGTAAGCGCCTGCGCCAAGCTTTGTTGCTGTTGCGCCGTAGCCGTAGTATCCAACTTGAACCTGACCTGTTGAGATGAGGTTTGTCTGGAGTGATAGGCGTGGTGATTCGTACCAGGTGTAAGCATCTGGGTTGATAACAATAAGAGTGTTATCTCCAACGCCTGAACCATCTGTTAGTGCGCGTGATACGCGAAGGTTAAGCCCTAGAAGGTTTCCGCGAACTGCTGTTGCAGTAAGTGTTCCGCCTGCGTTCTGTGGGTTAATTGTTTGCTGGAAGATTGGGCGATTAGAACCATCGACCAAGCCCATGAGAGCGCCCCATTGTTCTGGAGAAACTACGATGTTCTGAGCGAACCCAAGAGTTCCCTTGTAGATAGAAACTGCTGCATCTGAAACGAAGTCTGCAACGAGCGCACCTGTTGTAAGTGCTGCGCGGTTTCCGCCGTCTGTTCCGCCGTTGACCATTGCTGTTGCAACTGCGTTATCTGTAGCCTTTGCGTATGCGTATTCCATCTGGCGTACGAGTTCAGCAAAGAACGCTGGTGAGCTGCGATCAAGTAGCTCGAGGCTAAATGTCTGCTGGCCGATGAACTTCTGAACGCTCACAGAAACGAAAGCTGCGTTCTGGTCTGTCTCAGATGGTGTTCCACCTTCAGATGCGACTGCAACTGTTGGAGCAACTGTGATCTTAGGAATCTCGAAAGTCATACCTGCATCAGGTAGTGCGCCGCGAGTAATTGAGTCAATGAATGGGCGGTCTGCGTTTGAGATGCCGTTAATGACTTCTGTAAGTTGACGAGTTGGTACGAGACCAGCGTTGTCTGTGAGGTCTGCTGCTGCTGCAACATACATCTTTGATTCGTCGTTGCCTAGTGAGGCGCGGACTGAGTGCTCGAGATAAGAAGCCTTATCAACGATTGGGTTACGAACAGTTGTTGAGATATAAGGTGCTGTTGCAGCCTTAACTTCAACCTTTGCAGCCTCTACCGTTTCTGCGGCAGGAGCAACTTCTGGAACGGTAGTGTCTGACACTTGTTCTCCTTCTGTGGTTGGTTGTGTTTCTTCCTGAGATGTCTCAGAAACTTCATTTTCGACTGCCGCTACTTTCGCGACTTCTGCGCCCGGGATTGCACCGTCTGTGACCAAGCTGACCTCGATTAAGTTGGATGCGCTGATAGCCATTACGCCATCCTCGTTATCCCAGTCCTCGACATCGACCCCAACGCTGAAATCTGAGCGAAGGCCAGTTGCAGCTTCCTCGAGGGCATCGTTACCGGCTGTTGTTTTTGCGATCTTAAATTCTGCTGTGATGCCTGTTTCATCTTCTGAGAATGAGACCATCTTTCCAAGTGGGCGAGTGACATCGTGCTGTAGAACTAGCTTGATGTTCTTTGCCATTGTGATGGAATCAGACTTAAACATAGTGCGGCCTGCTGATGTGTTGCCTTCAGCGTTCCATGTCACAATGCGGCCTGCAATAATGCGAGACTCTGTATCAGCCGCCGTAATGGCGTATGGCATTGTTATCTTCATCGGGTCTCCTTGTTATCAATTAGATCTTCTTCTTCTCTAATCTGCTCGACACTCATGGCACCGATGCGATTAAGAATTTCATATACTTGAGCGCGCTGTAGAGCATCTGAGCGCAGGAATTCATCTAGGCTAAATCGAATCTCACCAGTTGAAGGGCAAAAGTCCGGCATAGATAAACGCTGTTCAATAGCTGCAAGGATTGGCTTCATTGAGAAGTCAATAAGTGAGCGGCGCTCTGAAACTGAGTTGCTGTATGTCATGCTGGTGGTCTCTGCGCTTACGAAGTATGCAGGAAGGTTGCAGGCGCGAGCCAATTCCAGAGCGACATATTGACGAGCTTCATTCAGCTGTAGTTTGGCTGGATCGATGCCCAACGCCTGCAATTCAACATCTGCATTAAGAAACGCAGTTGACTTTGTAAGGCGAGCAGTTCTCCATGATTCGAGAAGTTTAGAGATTCGCTCTGCTGGAAGATTAGTGCCGTTAGACTTTAGGACTTGTAGTGGTACTGGCTCTTTAGCAAAAGTCTCGGCTGCTTGCTCGAGTGCATGAGCTGCGCGAATTGTGCGGCCTGCGCGATTAAGTAATCCTTCATCGAGGCCATAGAACACTACAAGAGAACCGACTCCTTGAGTTGGAACTACTGAGCCGTCTACTTGATAGCCAACGATTTCTGTTTGATTGTTATTAAGTTTAGTTGTTACACGATCTGGTGCTACTCGAGTCCATGCGCGTACTCGGCCTGTGTCTCCGTACTGCTCCATAACCTGTCCATAGCCAACGCCATGAAATAGTAAATCTTCTGCGAGCCATGCGTAAATTGCAGAGCCGGGAACGCGTGGGTCTGGCTGATTGATTACTCCGGGTGTTCCCATGTGTGATCCATCGACCTTCGAGTATTGCTCGAGCGGAAGAGCTGCAAGAGTGGAACAGATGATGTTACGCGCTCTTGCGATAGTTGGAACTGCCATGGCTTGCTGGCGAGAAGCGACTGACTGTGTAAATACGAAAGGATTAAATGAAGCCGTGTTGTTAAACGGCGCAGGGGTAGAAGCAGCATCGACTGTAAGCTCGACTGCTGGCTTGGATGATGTAAAAATGTCCCGGATTCCCATTGGACATATTATACGCTACTGTCTAGACATTAACCTACCTGAATGTCTACTTCAGATTCAGCGCGTGTCGCAAAGTGTGTAACCATCGCCG